AAATTGTGAGCACGCCTTAGTTTTTAAATAGAGATTCACCAGGATTGATAGTGCGTAGGAGTTATTATGAGTCGGGGTAGAAAGCCAGAATTAGCAGTAACAGGTAAATTTTCAGCATTGCCGCTGCATGATGAGCCGCAATCAGTTCATTTTGCCAGAGCTAATGCGTTGCGGCCTGATGATGATCTGACCGAGCAAGAACTTAGGGTGTGGGATCGTATGGCGCCACATCTTGCCATGTTGGGCAGATTAAAGCCGCATTTTGTCGATGCTCTTGCTGAATATTGCAGGATCGTTCGCCGCCTGGCTGATGCTCGCAGCTATCTGGATGCTGAAGATTGGACGGTTGTCACTACTGGCCGCCATGGAACGCAGCATAAAAGTCGCCCTGAAGTAGCGCAACTCAATGACGATTGGCGCAAGTGGCGCTCATTAGTTGGCGAATTTGGTTTAGCTCCAGCCGCCGAACGGGGTATGCAATCAGGCCAGGGCGATTTGTTCGACGCATTTGATAACTTTTGATCGACGATCCATTGTCAAAAGCCGCTCAATATGGGCGCGATGTCCTAACCGGCAAGATCATCACAGGAAAACTTACCAAGCTAGCCATCCAGCGACACGACAAAGACTTAAAAAAAGGCACTCATCGAGGGCTTTTTTTTTGCGAAGACTCAGCCAGAAAAGCCTTAACCCTGTTCAGTTTTTTAAAACATAGTAAAGGGGAATGGGCAGGCCAAACCATCGAGATGGAACCCTGGCAAGCCTGGATTATTGCCTGTGTCTTCGGCTGGAAAAATCAGGATACCGATAAGCGCCGGTTCAGAACCATTTATCAGGAGCTTGGAAGGAAGAACGGGAAAACGACAATCCTATCAGGCATAGGACTTTACGGCTTAACCAAGGATGATGAAGGCGGACCAGAGATCTACAGCGCGGCAACCAAGCGCGAGCAATCAAGAATCCTGTTCGACGAATCCTGCCGCATGGTAAAGCAATCCAAGCCATTGCATCGCCGGCTGGACGTACAACAACACCGGATCATAAACCCAGCCAACTTCGGCAAGTTTGAACCGCTGAGTGCAGACGGTCAAACCATGGACGGGCTTAATCCTCACTTTGCCCTGGTAGACGAGCTGCACGCCCATAAGACTGCTGAAGTCTGGGACGTTTTAAAATCGGCATTAGGCTCACGATCACAGCCGTTACTGTGGGCAATTACTACCGCCGGGTTCAACAAAAATGGAATTTGCTACGAGGTAAGAGATTACGCCGTCAAAGTTCTATCCGGCATAGTCGATGACGACAGCTTTTTCAGTGCGATCTATACCCTGGATGACGGTGACAACTGGCAGGATGAAAACAACTGGATAAAAGCCAACCCAAACCTGGGCGTATCAGTCAGCCTGGAATTTTTAAGGGAGCAAGCACGGCAAGCCGCCGTCATGCCCACGGCAAAAATAAATTTTTTTACCAAACACCTGAATATCTGGGTCACGGGCGCAACTGCCTGGTGTAATTTAGAATTATGGCAAGCCTGCGCGGCAAAATACAATCAGGATGAAATACAGGAACCGCTTGAAGTCTATCTCGGACTGGATTTGGCAAGCGTATCCGACATTGCCAGCATTGGTGGCGTAGCAATCATGCCGGATGGCCGCTGGCTAACCTTCGGCAAGCATTACTTGCCAGAAGAGGCAATAGACAACAACATCCGCAAAAGCACCATACCGTTCAGACAATGGCATGAACAAGGCTGGTTAACGCTGACGCCTGGCAACGTGATCGATTACAACTGGATAAAAGCGGACATCATGACGTTTATGGAGCGGTTCAATGTCAAGGAAATAGCCTTTGACCGCTGGAACTCATCTCAATTAGTTAATGACTTGATGGAAATAAATGCCCCAATGGTCGCTTTTGGCATGGGCTACGCCTCGATGAATGCCCCAATGAAAGAACTTGAACGCCGTTACCTGGCAAAAGAGATCAATCACCCGAACGATCCGGTCTTGAATTGGGCAATGAGCAACGTAGTAGCCGATCAGGACCCCGCCGGCAATATCAAACCGGCAAAAAACAAATCCACAGAAAAAATTGACCCGGCCGTTGCGCTTATGATGGCCGTCGGCCGCGCCATGCTGATACAGGAAAACGAGCCAATCTCGGAGATAATATTTTTATGATGGGACTATTTGCAAAAAAGCAAAAGATCAGCCGCTACGGCATTGAAGCGCCCACGGCCAGCAAAGCGCCGCAGATAAACAACTCAACCGTGATTTCAAGCTCCAACTTTCTGGATTGGTCCATGAATGGCATGATATCGGCCGGCGTATCGGTAAACGAACATACCGCCATGCAGGTTAGCGCGGTCTATGCCTGTGTGTCTTTGATTGGTGGTGCTATAGCAACAATGCCCCTGCCTGTTTATCAGCGCACAGCGGATACCCGTCAAAAAGCCGATCATTATGTCTGGTGGCTATTGAACGAAGCACCCAATAAACGCTATTGTGCAGCGGTATTCTGGGAGTCCATGTTGTCATCATTGCTATTGCATGGTGACGCCTTTGCCCGGATTATCCGGCGAGTAAACGGGTTTAATACCGACATTCTTGCGCTGGAATGGATACATCCAAAGCGAGTTGTTGTTCTTTATGATGAGGACGCAGGTCTTCTCTATAAAGTTTTCCCTGATTACCTGCTTGATGAGGATAAAACAGAAACCTACCAGGCCGCCGAAATAATCCATATTGCAGGTCCAGGCTTTAACGGCTTGCGAGGCATGAGCCAGATAGCCTATGTTTTGCGCAATTCCGCCGGCATTGCCATTGCAGCCGATCAATACAGCGCCGCCTTTTTTGAAAATGGAGCGCGCCCAGACTTTGCCGTTGAACTGGCTGGTAATCCAACCGCAGAACAACAGGAAATGATGAGAAAATCATGGGCAGAGCGTTATCAGGGCATTAACCGAGCCCATACCCCAGCCCTGCTGACAAACGGCGCAAAAGTGCACGAATTGACACTTAATGCCGAAGATTCGCAGCTATTGTCAACCCGTCAATTTCAGGTTGAAGATATAGCCAGGGCATTTGGCGTACCGCCACACATGATTGGACACACCCAAAATAATACTTCGTGGGGTTCCGGCGTCGAACAAATGGGCATTGGATACGTTAAATACACCCTGGCTCGCCACCTGGCCAAAATAGAGCAGGAAATAAACCGAAAATTTTGGCCTAACCGGGAAAAATATTTTGTTGAATTCAATACCGCCGGTCTTGAACGCGGTGATTACAAAACACGGCAAGAAGGATATAGAGTTGGGCTTGGACGCGCCGGGGAACCCGGCTGGCTAACTGTGAACGAAATCAGACGTACAGAAAACATGCCACCCGTTGATGGTGGCGATTTATTAAACACCGGGATAACAAACAATGTCACCACTAATCAAACTGCTAGCGCTCAATAAAGGCCGTGGATTTTTCAAAGCTGAAGTTAAAAACGAAGAAGCGACCATCTATCTCTATGATGTCATCGTTTCAGATGCGTTTTGGGGCGGGGTTACTGCTATGGATTTTATCAAGCAATTGGCGGCAATCACCGCGCCGGTTATCCACTTGCGCATTAATTCACCCGGTGGCGATGTATTCGCCGCGCGCGCGATGGCGCAGGCAATGAAAGAACATCCCAGCAAAATCATTGCCCATATAGATGGCTACGCCGCCAGCGCCGCTACCGTTCCGATGATTGCAGCCGATGAATCAGTGATCGGTGAAGGCGCAATGATGATGATTCACAACGCCTGGTCAATCGCCATGGGTAATGCCAGGGATTTCACTGAAATGGCCACACTGCTAAGCCGCACCGACCAAACCCTGATTAAAGATTACATGGCAAAAAGCGGCAAAACCGAACAGCAAATCAAGGACTGGATGGATGAAGAAACCTTTTTCTTTGGACAAGAAGCCGTTGACGCGGGATTTGTAACCGCCCTTGCCGAAGACACACCAAAAAACAAAATAGATTGGGACCTATCCGCCTATACAAAAGCGCCGCCCATGCAAGCCAAAGCAGAGCCGGAAAACACACCCGAACCCATCACGGAACCAGCACCCGAACCCATTGACCTATCAAACCATTATCGCCGCCTGGCGATAAGGGAAAAAATTGCAGCGTAGCGCGTCTATCTGCACCACCTGCCCGCTTAAAGCGGGTTTTTTTATGCCAAAAAGGAACACAAATGAGAAACATTAGTGAACTACGCGCTAAACGATCTACTGTAGCGCAAGAAATCAAATCACATCTGGATGACAACAGCAATGCCGAAAAGCGCTGGGAACCTGCGGATCAGGAAAAATATGACGGGAAAATGTCGGAAATAGATGCCATAGACATAGAAATCGGAAATATCCAGGCGTATCTTGATAAATTCTCCGAAGATCAAACCAATGACAACGTAATTGACCTGTTCAACAACAAAACCACAGTCAAAGACAATGTAGCGCGTACCTTATACGCAAAATACATTCGTCATGGCGATAAAGGCATGACGGCTGAAGACTGGCAAACCATCCGCAACACGATGAGCACAACTACCGGATCGCAAGGCGGCTACACCGTGCAATCGGACATCGCCAAGACCCTGGTTGATGCACTGAAAGCATTTGGCGGTATTCGTGCGGTGGCAACCATCATTAATACTGACATGGGTAATCCGTTGTCATTTCCGACCTCTGACGGCACCGCCGAAGTGGGCGAACTGATCGCAGAAAACACCACGGCCACCGCTGCTGATCCGTCATTCGGCACCGTAGCCGTCAACGCCTACAAATTCAGCTCAAAAGTAGTTGCCGTGCCGTTTGAACTGTTGCAGGATTCGCAAATTGATGTAGAAGCCTTCGTTAATGCGCGATTGATCCAGCGTCTTGGCCGTATCACGAACACCTATTTTACAACCGGCACAGGCTCAGCCCAGCCGGGTGGTGTAGTCACCGGCGCAACGTCTGGAAAAGTAGGTACTACCGGTCAAACCCTGACTGTTATCTCGGATGATTTAATTGATTTGGTACATGCTATTGATCCAGCATACCGGGTCGGTAATGTTGGCTTCATGATGAACGATGCCTCATTTAAAATTATCCGTAAACTGAAAGATACTGCCACCCGGCCAATATTTATTCCCGGTTATGACGGCCTTGGCGGTCCAATGCCTGATTCGTTGCTGGGTTATCCGGTCACAGTGAACCAGGATATGGCGGTTATGGCGGCAAACGCCAAGTCAATTTTGTTCGGTGATTTCTCAAAATACATTGTTCGGGATGTGATGGGCGCCACATTATTCAGATTTGATGATTCCGCTTATATCAAACTGGGTCAGATTGGCTTTTTGATGTGGTCACGTTCAGGCGGAAATCTGCTTGATACCGCCGCTGTTAAATACTATCAAAATTCCGCAACATAACTTTGATCTCAATTATGGCGGGCATAAGCTCGCCATAATTGAATATCCCTGAAATATTAACATCATAAAAAACTGAGGGAAAAATCATGGCCACTACTGTTCGATTATTATCAAATTACAAATTAAGCGGTGTGCCTTATGCATCTGGAGATTTAGTATCAATCGGTGATACATTGGCCACGCAATTGAACAGCGGAAAAATTGCCGATAGCACAGGGGCCGCGATTACCCAGGCAGAAGCTGAAGGGAAAGTTATCCAATATCCGGCAATAGATCAATTGGTGTATGGTCGGCCGACTGATGAATGTCAACGGACCATCACTGTTAGTGAAGATGCTTGTCGTGATGATCAAGATAAATTGATTATTGCATCTTCAGCATCAGCAATCATTTTAACAATACTTACAGATCAAATCACGGGGTGGTACAACGGTGAATTGTTGTCATTATATCAAGCCGGTGCCGGAGAAATATCGTTCGCAGCTGGTGCAGATGTTACGTTAAGAACCCCTGTTGGTATACCTACGGCAGTCCAATATGGGACTATTAGCGCTATGCGGATAGGACCCAATGAATGGACACTAGTCTAATTCCATAAAACCAAAAAGGTACAAACCATGATAACCGATGCAAGAGCAAATGCAATTTTAGACACAGAATTCGCCGCTAGTGACAAAATGTCGCTTCACACCGCCTATTCAGCCACAGGAACCAACGAAGTTACTGGCGGTTCATACGCCAAACAAACCATCACCTGGAGCGCCGCCGCATCGCGCAGTAAAGCCAGCTCTGGCAACATAGATTTCTCTGTTGCTGCCGCCGTTACTGTGGCATGGATTGGCGT